AGACGAAGTGCTACAATTGCGTGAACTTTACGACCTCACGGTCGCTGACATTGTTAATAGCGGACTCCCTGTTTTGCCGGGGTATTTTTATAGCGTATGGGATGGCGGAGCGTCTATTTGGGACGGCGGCGCAACCCGTTGGAGGGACTTAATATCATGACTAGTGCAATCAACTCAGCATATCCAGTTGAAGGGAATCCGACCACCGAGTCAGTCCGCGACAACTTTGAATCAGCAAAAACAGAAATTGAAGCGTTACAATCTGGCAAGCAGGACAAGCTTATTTCAGGCTCAACCATTAAAACGGTGGCTGGTAAATCAGTTGTCGGCTCTGGTAATGTAGCCATTACAAAAGAAGACGTCGGCCTGCCAAACGTTGACAACACGTCAGACGCAAACAAGCCAGTTTCAACGGCTCAAGCTGCGGCAATCTCAGCAGCACAAACGGCAGCTATTGCAAGCGCTAATGACTATACGGATGATGAACTTGCGGCGCACGTTGCGGCCGACAATCCACATGAACAATATGCGCTTGCCGAGTATGATGGAGACACCTTAATCGGCTTTAAAAATAAAAACGGCACGGAGGCGAGTGTTGGGGGTGTGTCTCAGCAGTTGCCGCATTTGGTCGGGATTCCGGCCGGGAACTTAGGGGCATCAACTTCAACTGTCACAGTGGATAAAGCATACGTGTTTAGCAGTGCGTCAATTTCTTCAGGAGTGCTAAATATTGCGGCAAAGCCGAACCCATCAAAGACCACTCAGTTGGGAGCTGGCGGTTTCCCTCTTGACCCACTAGGCGATGGCATAGGCGCTATGATTTTTGACACTGGCAACACCATTCCGTTCGGTACATATATATCAAGCTATGGGTCAGGAGGCACTAAGTCAGCAGACATAGGTAACTATAATCTGACAAACTTTTTTGGCACAGCAATACCTAACGTAGCCTCCGGTTCTACTATTTATGCTGCGGCATGCTATAACGCGACCACAAACTATTTGCTGACACACGATTGCAACTTGCATCAATGCACGTTTACCAATGCCAGATTCCAACAGGGTTCTTTTACAAGCGGAAACTCAGCAGATTTGCCTGTTACAAATGAGCTTCGCGTTTATGCGTATTACGAGTTTGTAGCAAACGACGGAGTTAACACAAAAGTAACAATTCAAGCAACCTTTGACGGACAACCCTATTTGATAATGCCAGCAAATGTCATTGTTAAGAAAAAATGTGACCCAGTATTCTACCCAGCGTATGCTGACCAGATTGTTTCCGTAAAATACTTCGTCTTGAACAACGACCTTAAAGGTTCAGCATTTACTATTCCCGGCTATAACGCAACTGTCGATGCGCTATGGACTGGATTGCAGGAAGGAATCTTATATGGGGCATCCAACTTCTGTAAAAAGTTAACTAGCGATACAAACTATTGGGGAGGGGTGTATAAACAAAGCGCAAACCAATATCGCCCATTTAGTTTTATCGCCGGAACAGTGGAGACCAACAATATTCCAGAAGTTTTTATTGCTGGGGATTCCATAACTTCCAAGGAGTCGATATCCGTATCGACTGCTCTTGTGCCATTCTCACCGATAAACTGGTTGACTAAAATTCTCAAAGATGCAGGACTTCCATACACAAATATGGCGAAGGGTGGAGAGGCTCAGTTCAATTGGCCTATGAATGTAGCGGCGAGGCAATCTGGAGTAGCGGGTAACATATTTATTTGTGCTCTTGCCACAAATGGCGGCGCAAAGGGGGTCGCGGGGGCTACGGACATTCTGGCGGTCGTTAAACAGGCGAGAGCGTTTGGGTATAAAAGAGTAGTTGTAATAACGTCTACCTTGCAAACAAGTACAGCCGTGCAAATCTCTAGTTCATCCATTACTGGAAATGTTCTTACTGTTTCTGGTTTCACTACAGGTGCGGAGGTTCCGGTAGGTGCAAGATTGACAACTGGAAGTGGTTTACAATTGGGAATTACTGTCTCAGCAAAGATAGATGCGACGCACTATACTGTAACTAACTTTGACGGCTCTCCGTATACTGGCGGTGATAAAACAGGAGTTACTATCGACCCATTTGCAGCGGAAGTTACACAAACTAGCAATGTTAACCATGTGCTAATGAACCAGACCATTTTATCTTGGCCTTCTGGCGGGATATATCCAGATGCTGTGCTGGATGTTTGGGCAGCAAGCAGGTCTCCGGTAGACCCGAGTAAGTGGGCACCTTATGTTTCTCAGGACGGAGTCCACCCATGGAATGCAACCCCTTCCGGGGTAACTGGAACTCAACATATCCTTAATTACGCCGAGGCAAACAACTGGACTGAGTTAATCACAGGATAATACATGACCCTCATCGTAGAAAACGGCACAGGACTATACTTTTAAATGCCAGAAATTGACGACCGCCTAGTCCGCATCTCGGTTGAGATCAATGGCCAGCTCAAAAGATATGAAGGGCTGGCCTTGGTCGCGCGTGGTACTAAGTACGACAACGCAAACCAGAACGAATGTGAAGTGGTAATCAATAATCTGACAAGTATCTCGCGTGATTACTTGCTCACAGAGACTAGCCCGTTCAATGCCAACCGCACGCCTAAAAGGTTTATCGTTGAGGCTGGGCGCAAGTCTTACGGATTGGCTAAAATATTTGAGGGTACGATTGCCAGTGCAACGCCAAGCCAGCCGCCAGACATCGCTCTGACTATTAAGGCGCTAACCGGGAATGATGCCAAGGGCAACGTGATCGCACGGTCTCAGCCTTCGCAGGTTTCTTTGTCTCAAGTGTCTCAGCAAGTCGCAAACGATTTGGGCGCTTCACTAGTATTTGAAGCAACAGACAAGAAGCTGGCAAATTACAACTTCACCGGCGGCGCTCTAAAGCAGATTGATGCACTTGGCGCGGCCGGCAATGTGAATGCCTTTCTTGATGATGGCACGCTGATTGTTAAAGACCAGTCAGAGGCATTGAGTGGCACTGCCCGCGTGCTTGATATGGACTCAGGACTAATCGGCATCCCAGAGATCACAGAACACGGCGTTAAGGTAAAATATTTGCTTGACAATAGCTCTCGCCTGGGTGGATTGCTTCGCGTGCGTTCTAGGCTTAATCCTGCCGCTAGTGGTGACTATGTTATTTACAAACTAGGATTTGACATTGCATCCAGAGATACGCCTTTTTACTGGATTGCAGAGGCTCGCAGAATATGACGCTTGCACAACCTTCGATAAACCCCGCAGATGATGGCTCGCTTATTGGCACGCTGCGCTTGGTCGTGTCTAAGATGCTGCAGTCAGTTGATGGCATGCTGCCTGCTACCGTTATCGCGTTTAACGGGAACCGCAATAACCCGCGCGTAACCGTTCAGCCATCCGTGTCGGTATTGACCACTGCAAGTGAACTTGTACCGCGTGCTCAGATTGCAAGCCTGCCTGTTTTCCAATTTGGTGCCGGTGGCTTCCTGCTTTCTTTTCCGATTAAGCCTGGTGACCCTGGCTGGATTATTGCGGCTGACCGTGACATTTCTCTGTATCTTCAAACAGGTAAAACGTCTGGCCCGAATACATTGCGCCGTAAAAACTTTGCTGATGCATTGTTTCTGCCTGATTCGGTTCGTAACTTTGTCATTGCTGGCGAGGATGCTGACCGCCCGGTTTTTCAGAAGGCAGACGGCTCCGTTAAACTGGTCCTGGCAGATGAATTTGCAAAGGTCACAGCGCCGCAAGGACTTGGGGTAAACGTAGACCCGGCAGGTCATCAAATATTCGCGGTCGCATCGACCACAAAGGCAAGTTGCCCATGGCCTAAAATGACCGATGCGCAAATGATGGCAATCTCCGCAACGGATGGCGACGTCGTGTACAATACGACGCATAAGTCACCTTATTATTGGAAAGACGGCATTGGCTGGCATAACCTATGACACGTGTATTTACAGTTGATAGAAACAATGATCTGGTGATCGCCACCAACGGGAACCTGTCTATTTCAAGCGGAATTGAAGCTGTATTGCAGGCGTGCGAGCAGGCGGCAAAGGCTCAATTAGGTGAGATGATTTTGGCGGTCGACGAAGGCATGCC